TTTTTATAAGAGAATTCAGTTTAAAAATATTTAAAAATATATTTTAAATATTATTTCTAATTTATTTAAATTATTATATAAAAATTTAATGAAAAAAAGTATTTAAAGATAATTTACTAATAATATATATACCTAACATTTTTTTTTATATTTAGATTAATATAAAAAAACTTAATATTTTTATAAGAGAATTCATTGTAAAAATATATTATAAATATTATTTATAATTTATTAATAATTTATTTAAATTATTATATAAAAATTTAATTTAATGAAAAAAAGTATTTAAAGACAATTTGCTAATAATATATTTTTATATTTAGATTAATATAAAAAACTTAATATTTTTATAAGAGATTTCAGTATAAAATTATTTAAATATATAAAAATTATCTAGTCATTTCAGGATGGGGGAATTTATCTAAAAGATTAGTATTTCCTTGAGAACCAATATGATAAACATTATCAGAAACAGTTTTATTTTCAGGAATTGTATTAGGAATGTTTGTTAAATTATTATTATTAGAAAATCCAGGTTGAGTTTGTTTAGCTTTATCAATAATATTTTGAGAAATAATACAAGAAGGACTTTCTTCATTAATTAAATATTTGAATATTAATATAAAACCAAGAGTTAAAAATATAGATATTTTAAGATCTCTAGTAGCAACAAAAGCAATAAAAAAAACAATAGCTTTTCTAAAATAAGGATTATCAAATAAAACTTCTATACTTTTAGGTAATTCTTTTGCTAAAAATCTTCCACTTAAATTTAACATTAATATAGATAATCCAGCAAATACTTTACTATTATTTAATAATGCAATAATTTTATCAACAAATGATAAATCATTATTTTGTAAATTAATAGGTAAATTCATTAATGGAGGAAGTTGTCCTTGCATATTTTAATTTAATATAATATATATTCATAATATTATATTTTGTTTTTTATTTAATTAAATGAATTTATAAATTTTTAATATTATCATTAATTTGTTTATCTAAATCTTCAAACATTTTTCTAATATCATTAATATCATAATTTTCTAAATCTTCTTTAGAAATAGTTTTATTATCATCTATATTAATCTTATGATCATCATTATTTATTTCATTATTATCATATGTATTATCAATATATGAATTAACAGCATTATAAGAATCTAAATTATCTAAATTTTCTTTATTTTCTTCATCATCATCTTTTATATTCTCAATATTATTCTTAAGAGTTAATTTTTCAAATAAATCTTCTCCATTAGAATATCTTCGAATTAAATTATAAATATTAGAATTAAATAATATTAAAACAATGATTGCAATAAATAATATCTTTATATCTAATTTATTAAAAACAAAATAAAAAAATATTAATAATAAAATCAAAGGGACAGATTGATTATTTATTAATTTATTAAATCTATTATCATTTGATAAAAAAAATATAATAATAATACATACAATTATTACTAAAATTTGCTCCATTTATTAATCTATTTTATATATAGTATAACTATAATTTTTTAACTATTATAAACATCTTTTATATATATATTAAATTATAAAAAAATATATATATTAGATAATTTATAATAATTAGTAAAAATTATTTATATTAAATATATATAATTAATAAATTATTTATGAAAATTTCTTATTGTAGTTTAAATGAAGCATTCAATAATAATAATGATGTAGATGATGCAATGAATGATATGAAAAAAAAACTCAATAAATCATTATCTAATATAAATACAGATCGAGAGAATTTTTATAATGATAGTAATGATAATGATTATCAAAAAATGATAGATAAATATGTGAATAATTTTGATAATGTTATGAATTTAAAGAAAAAGAGAGATAAATTAGAAGAAATGATTAAATTAAAAGAAAATATGATAACAGATAAAAGCTTAGAAAATAAAAATGAACCAAGAGAAATACCAAAACACGATATCGCTGATTATAAAACATATAAAAATATAAGAGAGAATTTTGGTCCATTATTGAATGATAATCCAGACAACAATAATGATATAATTCTTCTTATTATATTAGGTATATTCATTATCTTTATTCTAGATTCTATATTAAAAATTAGATGTGGAAGGACAATATAAAACTAGATAACGGTAACAAATTCAAAAAAAAAATGAATATATATTTTAAAATTTTTATAAATGAATATTACAATATAGATGTCTATATATCAAAAAAAAATAGAATATATAGCTAGTTACCAAAAAACAATAGATAATATAAAAAATAATATTTCTACACCGATTATTACACATAATTATCCAGATTATCCGGATATAAAACCAAACTTAAATGAATATATTTTTATAGATAAACCATATCATTTAGAAATAATAAAAAAAAAAGAATTTGATAGAATTGATAAAAATCGTAAAATATTAAAAAATCTAAATAAAGTATTTTATATAAATAAACTTTTACAAAAAAAATTAAATGATAAATTAAAACAAAAAGAAATAATATGAAAATATTAAATGTAAAATTGAAAAAAAGAAAAGAAAAAAAAAGAAATCATATAAATAATATGAAAATATTAAGTCTAAAATTGAAAGAAAGAATAGAAAAAAAAAGAAACAAATATTTCAATAAAAAACCTAATATATTAAAACCTATTGAAAAAAAATATAAAAAATAAATTTAATATTTTTATAATAACTTATATATATTATTCTAATTATAAATTTTGTATCAAAAGGTTAAATGTTATTTACCAAAATAAATACTTTTAGTAGGAACATAGTCAGTAACCATTTTAAATTTATCAGGAGTTTCATTTTTATTATGTATAGATATAGAGAAATTATCTCTTCTTTGGTTATTATTAAAATTATTTGAAGAGGAGAAGTTATTAAAAGAAGTGATAGGTTTATTTTCTAATAAATGATTATGTCTAAAATCATTGATAGAAGCAATAGGTTTTTCAATAGTTTTTCTAAAACCAGAATACATAGAATCTTCAACAAAATCCCATTTAATAACAATATGATTAGGTTTAATATATTCAGCATTGAATCCATTTTCATTAAGATGTTGAATAACATATTTAGCACAATTATCTTTTTTAAATAAAGGATGTCCTAAAATATATTCAGGAATTTGAAAAACACAAAAGGTGCTATCATTATCAGAACAATTTTTAATTAATAAATAACATTTTTGTAAAATAACTTTATAAGTATGGTATTTTAAGCGATCTCTTTCTATTTTATTTTGTTGTATTTGATTTAAATTAATAGAATAAAAATCATCCATTATATTACTATATTAATATAAATAAACAATATTTTTTATTTATACATTTATCTTAGCATATAAAAGTAAGTATATAAAATATTAATATTATAAAATATTAATATAATGTTTGATACATTGATATTAAGTGGTGCTGGTATGGAAATAGGTTTTACAATAGGATGTTTAAAAGTATTGGAAGAAAATAATTTATTAAAAAATTTTAAAAATTATTATGGAGTATCAGCAGGTTCAATAATATCATTATTATTATTAATAGAATATGATATAAAAATAATAGAGAAATTATTTAAAGATATAAATTTCAATAATTTGATAGATCCAAATTTAAATAGGTTATTTGTAAATTATGGATTTGATAATTTTAATAATTTAGATAAATTAATTAAAATAATATGTAAAAAAAAGAATATAAATGAGAATACAACATTTATTCATTTATTTAATAAAACAAATAGATTTTTAAATATTTCAGGAACAAATAAAGGAACAGGTAATATAGAATATTTTAATTATTTAAGAACACCAAATATGAATATATTTGTAGCAATAAGAATATCATGTGCAATTCCATTTATATTTACACCAGTAGAATGGAATAATACAATATGGTTAGATGGTATTATTAAAGAGAATTTTCCATATAATTTAAGTAAAAGTAAATATAAATTAGGTATTTTAATAACATCATTTAAAGAAAAAAATCTAGAAGAACTTAAAAAAGAGGATTTAAAGGATTATATATTATCAACATTAAGTTTAATATCATCAAGTGATTGTGATAAATATGAAAAATATAAAAATGAGAATGTAGTTTGTAATTATAATAATTATGAAAATATAGTAAATTTTAATAAAAATACAGATAATAAGAATGAAAATATACAATTTGGAATTTATAAAATGAATGAATTTTTAAAAACATATTATAAAAAACAACAAATTAAATATTATATAAAAAAATATATTATAAAAAAGAATAAAATTACACCGACCGGAAAGCTTTATTAACTAAATAACTAAAATATAACATAATATAATTAGGAGTATAAATAGAATATGGGTTATCAATACCATAAAAATTAATAAAATTATAAGGATTAAAATTTTCTAAAATATTTTTTAAATGATTATAATTTTTATATAAAATAATTTTATCTCCTAAAATATTAATATGTTCTCTTTCTACTGAATATGCAAAACTAATAATAGGTTTATTACATATAGCAAATTCAGCAATACTAAAACCAAAAGTTTCACCTCTTAATCTAGCATGAAGGAATGCATCACAAGTATTGATAAAAGCTCTTTTGAATTTTAAATTAGTATTTTTATTAATAAAGATACAATATTTAGAATCAGTAAATTTATCAGTATTCATAAAAAGAAAATAAGTATTAGTTTTATTCCAATTATTGATTAAATCTTTAACAAATTTAATATCAAAAGTATCATTAGCACCATATCTACCAAATACAATAGCATTATCAGGAATTTTAAATATTTTTCTAAGATTAGTATTAATAGATTCAACATTGACAATATAAGGTAAAACAGGGAAATTAGTTTTATAAATAGTATTAATAGTTTTACCAATAACAGTAAAAATAGTTCCATGAGGTTGTGAAGGATTAAAAACACAATGTATAATACTTTTACATAAAGTAGGTTCAATATTTTCAATCAATCCAGATTTTTCAAAAAAAATTAAATCAATTTTATAATCAACAACAATTTTATCAATTTCATTAACAGATTTTTCTTTAAGAAAAATAATAGAACTAAATCTTTTAGAGAATTTAATAAAAATATCATGATCAATAATTTTATTTGTAATAATAATAGATTTATTATTTAATAATTTTTCATTAAAATGTGCATAATCATATAAACCAATTTCAGTTCCTCTTTCTCCTAATTGATTAGAATAAAAACCAATTGTTATCATGAATATAATTATATAGTAATGATATATCTTTATTATAAAATAAAAAAATTTAATATTATAATAAATCAATAGCTAATTCAGTTAAAATATCTTCTCCTAAATGATTTCTAATTTTTTTTAATTTTTCTCTTTTAGTAAAATTATAATTATTTCTATGAGTAAATAGGGCAAGAGATAATATAATTAAAATAAGAAAATAAAATAAAATTCTATAAGATATAAACATTTATAATAATTGATAATATTTTATAATAAAAATAAATTTATTATAAAAAAATTTTAATTAGTAATTAAATCAATAATAGATATTACATATGATCTTCCATATATTTTTTTAAGTCATTATAATCACGGTCACCATTATAATCTTCATAATTTTCAACATCATTTAATCCAGCTTTATAAAGACGAATAGTAGGGAAACCTTGAACATTATGTTTTTCAGCTAATAATTTACCATCAGGAGTAGTAGAATCAATTAATACAATTTTATATTTAGTTCCCATATCTTGTTTAAGTCTATCCATATGAGGCATTAAAGATTTGCAATGAGGGCACCAAGGAGCATGGAAAACAACAAGGGCAGGAGAATTATCATTTTTACTATCAAAAGTTTCTAAATTAACAGATCCTTGTAAATTACCAATTTGACCACTAACAGTAGCCCTTAAAAGAGGAGTAGTTCTAGGGACAAAAATAGCAACAATAATAATAACAACGCATACAACCATTAAAAGTTGATATTCACGAGACATCTTTAAGAAATTAAGATTCATTTTATATTTATATTATTTAATAATATTTTTTTATTATAAATAAATCATAATAATATTTTGCATATAAAAAAATTTATCAATACGTTTAAATATTGTTAAAAAGTCTTTAAATACGTTTTTTTATATTATTTTTATATGTAATATATAAAAAAATTTATCAATATGTTTAAATATTACTAAATAGTCTTTAAATACGTTTTTTTATATTATTTTGTATATAAAAAATTTTATCAATACGTTTAAATATTACTAAATAGTCTTTAAATACGTTTTTTTATATAATTTTTATATGTAATATATAAAAAAATTTATCAATACGTTTAAATATTAACAAATAGTCTTTAAATACGTTTTTCTTTATATAAAAATAATTTTTATATGTAATATATAAAAAAATTTATCAATACGTTTAAATATTGTTAAAAAGTCTTTAAATACGTTTTTCTTTATATAAAAATAATTTTGTATATAAAAAAATTTAAATCTTCAAGGGTGTAAATATAATATTAATTATTTTATATAATGAATAATTATAAATATACAAAAGAATGGTTTTTATATAGTGAAATAAAAACTAAATTACATCTTTTTATAGATAAACAAAAAGAAAATAAAATATTAGAAATTGGTTGTTTTGAAGGTTTATCAAGTGTATTTTTTGCTGATAATTTTCTTGATAATATTAATTCATCTTTAACTTGTATAGACCCTTTTTTAACTATTTTTTAACTATCTGTAATAATGACCATTCAATATTTTTACAGAATAATGAAGAATTGAATTTTGATCATAATATTAAATTATGTAAAAATACTGATAAAATAATAATACATAAAATTACATCTGATTCTTTTTTCTTAAATAATAATCTAACATATAACTTTATATATATTGATGGTTGTCATGAACCTGATTTTATAAAAAGAGATATGGAAAATTCTTTTAATATATTAGAAAAAAATGGTATAATGTGGATGGATGATTATGGAGGTGGTGATGGTATAAAAATAAAAAATACTATCAATGAATTCTTAGAAAAATATAATAATCAATTTGAATTAATTCATAAAGGTTATCAATTAGCTATAAAAAAATATTAATTTTATTTTACATATATATTAATTTTATTTAATATATTAAATAATTCATCAAAATATATTTATATCTTTTTTTCTACTATAAAAAAAAGTATTTAAAAATTTATATACTTATATATACATAAATATAATGGCAACGATTGGTATCGATTTAGGAACATGTTATTCATGTATTGGTATTTATAGACAAGGTAAAGTTGAAATTATACCTAATGAACAAGGTAATAGAATTACTCCATCTTGGGTTGCTTTTACTGATAATGAAAGACTTATTGGAGAACCCGCTAAAAATCAATCTAGTATGAACCCTAAAAATACTATCTATGATGCTAAAAGATTAATCGGTAAAAAATTTGATGATCCTTTTATCCAACAAGAAATCAAATTATTAACTTATGATGTATCTTCTAGTCCTAATAATAAACCTATCATTAATATTAATTTTATGAATGAATCTAAATCTCTTGAACCTGAACAAATATCCGCTATGATCCTTACTAAACTTAAAGAAATATCTGAAAATTATCTCGGTGAAAAAGTTACCAAAGCTGTTATTACTGTTCCCGCTTATTTTAATGATGAACAAAGACAAGCTACTAAAGATGCTGGTGCTATTGCTGGTCTTAATGTCCTTAGAATTATTAATGAACCTACCGCCGCTGCTATTGCTTATGGACTTGATAAAACTGAAATAACTAGTAACTCCGGTGGAAAAAATATCCTTATTTATGATCTAGGTGGAGGAACATTCGATGTATCTCTTTTAACTCTTGATGGTGGTATTTTTGAAGTCAAAGCTACCAATGGAAATACTCATTTAGGTGGAGAAGATTTTGATAATATTTTAACTGATTATTGTGTTCAAGAATTTAAAAAGAAAACTAAAATTGATCTTACTAAATCAGTTAAAGCATTAAGAAGACTCAAAACAGCATGTGAAAGAGCTAAAAGAACTCTATCATCTACTACTTCTACTAATATTGAAGTTGAAGCATTATTTGAAGGTCATGACTTTAATCTTAATATTACTAGAGCTAAATTTGAAAATCTTTGTAATAATATATTCCAATCTACTCTTGAACCTGTTGAAAATGTTCTTTCAGATGCTAAAATGTCTAAAAATCAAATTGATGAAGTCGTTCTTGTCGGAGGATCTACCAGAATACCAAAAATTCAAGAAATTCTTTCTAACTACTTTAACGGCAAATCTCTTAATAAAACTATCAATCCTGATGAAGCTGTTGCTTATGGTGCTGCTGTCCAAGCTGCATTATTATCAGGATCTAAAGATGAAAAATTAGATCAATTATTATTAATTGATGTAACTCCTTTGAGTTTAGGTATTGAAACTGCTGGAGGTATTATGACAACTCTTATACAACGTAATTCACCTATACCTTGCAATAAAAAACAAGTCTTCTCTACTTATACTGATAACCAAACTATTGTTACTATTCAAGTTTTTGAAGGTGAAAGATCTTTAACTAAAGATTGTAATAAACTCGGTGAATTTCAATTAACCAGTATTCCTCCAGCTCCTAGAGGTATTCCTCAAATTGAAGTATCATTTGATATTGATTCTAACGGAATTCTTAATGTTTCTGCTTCTGATAAAAGCACTAAAAAAATTAATAAAATTACTATTACTAATCAAAGCGGTAGATTAAATAAAAATGATATTGAAAGATTAATTAATGAAGCTCATAAATTCTCTGAAATTGATAAAAAAAATAAAGAAATTATTGAATCTCAAAATAATTTCGAAAATTATCTTTATACTGTTAAAAATACTTCAAATGATAATAATCTTAAACTATCCCAAAATGAAAGAGATATTATGAACAATAAAGTTAATGAATTAGAAGAATGGTTCAAAAATCTTGAAACTAATGATATTGATCCTTCTATTTATAATTCCAAAAAAAATGAATTAGAAAAAATTGTTCATCCTATCATGACCAAACTTTACCAAAATAATGAAAATGATGAAATGAATGACTTTCTTAATAATATTCCACCTGATAATAACGATATTGATTAATAAATATATATTTAATTTATATTTACATATAAATACATGTAAATATAATATAATAAACTTTTATTCTTTATCCCTAATTATTTTATTATTATCTTTATCTTGATTATTAAGATCTATATTTTGATTATTTTAATCTTCTTCATTTATATTTTGATTATTATTATCTATATTTTGATTATCTTCATTAATATTCTCATTATTATTATCTATATTTTGATTATCTTCATTTATATTATTATTCATATTTTGATTATCTTCATTTATATTTTGATTATCTTCATTTATATTATTATTATCTATATTTTGATTATCTTCATTTATATTATTATTCATATTCTCATTAATATTCTCATTATTTTTATCTATATTTTGATTATCTTCATTTATATTATTATTCATATTCTCATTAATATTCTCATTATTTTTATCTATATTTTGATTATCTTCATTTATATTATTATTATCTATATTTTGATTATCTTCATTTATATTATTATTCATATTTTGATTATCTTCATTATTATTCTTATTATTAATATTATTTTGATTATCTTTTATTTCCTTCTTATTATTAATATTATTTTGATTATCTTTTATTTCATTATTATTTTCATGATCTATATTATTATTAATTTCTGAAAGATTATTATCTATTTTATTAATATTATCATCTTTTTTAATATTATTTTGTAAATTTTCATTAATATTTTGACTAATAATAGGTATTAATTCAGGAAATTTTTTTTTATTATTATTTTTAATAATACTAGCAATATTTTTTAGTTTTTTTAAACTATTTGTTATAGTTTGATTATTTGATATATTTTCATCATTTTGAATATTTTTATCTTTATAAATAGAAATTTTAATATTTTCATTTTGATTTTCAATAATTTTATTAGAATTTTCTAATTTATTATTAAAAGTCTTCTCTTGATATAATAATTTAATATCTTCAGGTAATTTTTCATTAGGTGATATAGAATTAGATATAGGTGTAGGAGAAATAGGTAAATCAAAATTTGGATTTAATACATTTTCTAATTTAATCTCTTCATTAATTTGATCAAAAAATAATTGTAATTTTTTCTGATATTTCAATAAATAATCTATATTATTATTTGTGAAAAATAAACAATATTTAGTAAATAATAAAATTTTATTTAAAATTTCTTCATAATTACTTTGATATGTATATATAAATGTATTAATTTTTAATCCGATAGATTGTTTATTTTTTAAATTATTCATACTCTGTTTTTCATTATCTCCATAATCATTTAATATATTAATTAAATTAATTATATCATGAAATATATCTGTTATTGTTTCAAAATCATACTTTTGATAAATATTAATATCATTATATTTAGGATAAGTTTTTAAATTAGTTAAATTATCTAATATTTTTTTATCTTTTATATTGTTAAAAATATATATTTTAATTATATTAAATAATTTATAATAATTACAATAAAAACGATTAATAAGTAATACATAATTTTTTATCATATTATCCATTTCTATCCTTATATATAATTTCTGAAAGTTTAAAGAATCTAAACCAAAAATATATAAATAATCTACTTTATTAATATTAGATAATTCTTCGTATATTATATCTACTTTTAACATCTTTGAATCTAAACTTATTAATATATTCGTTATTAATTCCTTTATCTCTTTTATATAACTAAATTTATTTTTTAAATCTTTTATTTTATCATCTATTTTATCTAATGTTAATTCTTGATGGTGCTGTTTTGACATTTTACATATAAATATTATAAATTTTTTTTTCTTTTATTATTTTTCTCAAAATAATAAAAGTATATAATATAAATCATATTATTTAAATGACAGAACTAGAATTAAATAATAATTCAAATGATATTTTAAATATAGATAAATCTAATAATTCTAATGATGTAAATTGGCGTCCTGAACATGATAAAATTTTAATAGATTGGGCTGATAAAGCAATGTGTTATAAATGGTTACATAATAAATGCGAAACTAAATATTATCGTTTAAAAGCTTTTTTCTCAATACCTATTATTATTATTTCTACCCTTACTGGAACAGCTAATTTTGCAATTGATAGATTCCCTGATGATATTAGATCTTATGCAACTATTGCTATAGGTTCTTTTAATATTTTTGCCGGTATTCTTGGAACTATTGAAAGATTTTTAAGAATTTCAGAACTAAACGAAAGTCATCGTGTAAGTTCTATATCATGGGATAAATTTTATAGAAATATTAGAATTGAACTTGCTAAAGCTCCTGATGAAAGAACACCTGTTATTCAATTATTAAAAATATGTAAAGAAGAATACGATAGACTTATGGAAGTTAGTCCATCTATTAATCAAGATATTATTAATATGTTTAAAAATAATTTTGAAAAAACTCCTGAATTTGAATCCATATCTAAACCTGAAATTCTCGATACTCTAATTAGTGCTCATAATTTCAAATACATTATTAATATTAATGAAGAAAATGAAAAACTTAAAATTAAACAAGAAAATACTATTAGAAAATATAATATTGAGAAATTTATTACTAATTTTAAAAATGTTAAAGGTAGATATCCTATACCTGATGAAATTTATGATAATATTAATATTAAAGTTACTGAAATAGAGCTTGAAAATATTTTAAGTAATATTGCAAATAAAAATATTAATCAACAAAATAAATCTCTTAGTGTGTCTGATATATTATAATACTCAAAACAATATAAAAATATTCTTATATTCTTTTATTTTTATAAATTATATATTTTATATATTATTTCTATTAATATATTATGTTGAAAAAACTGAATTTAATGCGTTTAAACTACTATAAATAAAACAACATTTATTTGGTCTTCCTGCTTGTAAATAACCTCCTTTAAAAGTTAAAAAATTAATTAATTGAAATGCTGTATCTAAAACATAATAAAATTTTGATCCTACTGGTGTGCTAAATGTTATATTTTTACATAAATATACATTACCCTGAGCTGGACAAGGATAATTTATACCAACAGTTGTATAATGTAAATCATAAGCTTTTAAATTATTTGTTATTATATTATTTAATCCTCCAAATACTATCGGATTATTTATATAATAATTTACTATTTCCTCTGAATTATTAAAATGCGTTGGAAAATTACTCGGAACTAATAAATTTGAATCAATAAAATATATTATATTTGACATATACTTATTATTATATATATATATTATATTATATTATAAAAAAATATTTTCAATGACTGATAATGATATATATTATATTTATCTTCTTAAAAATGATAAATCTAATAAAACTTATGTAGGTTGCACTAATAATCTTGAAAGAAGAATCAAACAACATAATAGTATAATCTCTGGTGGGGCTAAATATACTTCTCAAACAAACGGTGGATGGTATTATATATTCTATATTTCAGGTTTTCCAGATAAATATAATGCATTATCTGCTGAATGGAAAATGAAAGATATTTATAGAAAAAAACATAAAAAAGGTATTCATATTAGAATTGAATCTCTTATTGACTTTACTTTTCTTAATAATTGGACATCTAATTGTATTATTAATAATAATGATTTAATGTATCAAATATCTATTCATAAAAATTATTTATCTTTTATACAAAATAAATTAAATTCTAACTTTATAATCGAACCTATTATGTAATATTTATTATTTATATTTATTCTCTATTATATAAAAAAAAAATATTATTAAAAATTATAATATACTATGAGTAATAATAATCAATCTACTAATAATAAATCTAATAATAATCAATCTACTAATAATAAATCTAATAATAATCAATCTAATAATCGTAAAAATAATAATAATATGATTAATAATGCTCTCAATAAACTAAAATTATCATCTAATTCTAATATGGTAAAAAATTTATTAGATAATGGTGATAAAATCTTTATTAAATTTGATAATGATATTTTAGATAAAAATGGAAAATTATATGATTCCTTTATTACAAAAATATCTCCTTTTATTAAATTAAATGATCTAAATAATGATGATCTTTATACTCTTGCTATTATTGATCCTGATTTACCTGAAAATGCTCCCAATAAATTATATTTACATTTAATGATCTCTAATATTAAAGGTGATGATATTACAAGTGGAACTGTTATTCGTCGTTATCATAACCCTAGACCTCCTTTTGGTGAAACACACAGATATTTTATTATTTTACTTAAACAAGATAACGAAATATCTCCTAACTCTTTGAAAAATAATAAAACCAATAATAATAATAGAAGACCTAGAGAACCAAGATTATTTGAAAGTGTTGTTGAAATTATGGATAAATGCTGTAAAGATATGAATTTAGAACCATTAGCAATCAGATATTTTAAAGTTAAATCTGATAGAAGAGAAAGAAACTAAATTATTATCTATTTTCAAAAAAAATAGTAAAATAATATATTGATATTTAATATATTATTATACATAATTATATGATATTTTCAAAAAAACTTTATATTATTTTTATAATAATATTTATTATAATAGTTTTTCTTCAAGAGAAATATAAAAAATTTACAAATCAAATATCCGATTATATACTTTTAACAATATGTATTATAATTTTTATATTACTTTTAATAGAAATAATTTTATTTGTTAAGGATTTATTAAATCCATATACACCTATAAAACAAAATGCTATTGTTAATATTCTATTTTTATTTTCTATGAGTTGGTTTATATTTGCATTTATTTATTATTGTATTCATCTAATTACTCCTGAAAAAATGTATATTGATGATACTATTTCAAAAAAAATTACTAATAATAATGTTTTATTAAATTGTTTATATTTTAGTGTTTCAAATTCATTTATGAATAGTGTTGATTGGTTATCAGTAAAAGGAAATTTATTAAAATCAGTTATAATGATTCAAATGATATTTACTTCTATATTCTTATTCTACTTAATTGATAAAATATTAGAATATGATATTCTTACACAACTCAAAATTAACCAAAAAATAACATCCAATAATATTAAAAAAAAATTAAAAAAAACTTTTATAAAAAAAAAATAATAAAAAGTAAAATAAATAATAATTATATTAAATATTACAAAAAATAATATTTAATATTTAAATATGTATAACATTATTATTATTATTATTTTGAATAACATATTTTGAAAAAAAACCATCATTCGAATATTTTTTCATAATAAAATAAAAAATCTCAGTATATACATCTATAATTGAATTTGAATCAAAATTATTAATATTAAATAATTTTTTATATAAATTTAATTCAAAATCTGTTAATATATAACTCTTCCCTTTTCTAAAAACTCTCTCAACAAATTTATTCCATATTTTATTTTTTATTGGATTTTCAATATCAATATTATTACAATATTTATATAAAGCTTCATCCATTAAATAAATAATAAATAATAAAGATTGACTAATTTTTTCATCACTCATATGATCAAAAAATCTAAGTTCTATACCATGATTATAATGTTTATTAAAATTAATATCATAACCTATATCATTTAATTTATTATAATCACAATTTTCATAATATTTATTATACCAAAAATTCTTATCTAAATCCTTAACACTTTTTGTTAATAATTTTCCTTTTAACATTAAATCTGTATCATATGTTCCAATTCCTATATATCTTGATACAGCACATCTTTGTGATACAGCAGATAAATTACTATTAAATCTATAAAATGGATCACTTGAACCATACATTGTAATAAGAAATGGTTCCATATATTGTATTAATTTTATGGCATATTTATGCTTATCTTCAAACTCTTTATAAGAAGATTCAGATATTTCAGAATTTTCATTTAAAATTGTTGGTAGTGTTAAATTAAAATGAATTGTTCCATTACAAAATACGGATACATTATTTAAATTAGTCATAAATACACCAATTGCATGATTCGTTGTCATCCAATTGATTATTCCTTTATCTGAATTTAATGATAACTTTTTTTGACATAATTGTAAATGTTTTAAAAATTCTAATTTATTCATTTTTAAATCTTTAATAACATCTTTATATAAAATATTATAAAAATTTAATGTAACTATTTCTATACTATCTCCATCAAATATAAATGTATTATCTTCATTTTCAAAAAAATATGGATCTAACATTTTTAATGTATCTAAAAATGTCTCATCACTATATTCAGGATTAACTTCACATTTACTACCATAAATAGTTTTAGGTTCATTATTCATATCAGTATTAATAAATGAATGACTATTCACTAATATTGGTAAATATATATCATCATCTTCTGTATAATTTTCTAAATATTCTTCTAATAAATTTTTTATTATACCCTTTTTATAATTTGAAAAATAATCTACACTATATCTTTCTCTCTTATGATTATTTAATATTTCTGATTTCTTTTTACTAATTTTTTTATTATATTCTAAATATAATTCATTTTCTATACCAATTCCCCAATATAATGAATTTGGTCTATATAAATTTTTATATTTATGATGTTTTTGTAAATTTTGGATAATATTATCATTCATATATTTATATTAATAATATATATAAATTATATGCAATTTAACAAAATTATCTTGCGAAATGAAACGAAAAATAATGAAAATAGAACACCACTTATTCCTAAACATTGTCGAATTTTAATTAATTTATATAATTATGAAATTTATGTTGAAAGTAGTATTAACAGATGCTATCAAGATATAGATTATCAAAATGAAGGATGCATCATTATTGAACCTAATTCATGGATCAATATTGCTTCGAATAATAAAAACTACTTAATTGTCGGATTAAAAGAATTATCTTTATATCAACTTAATCATTTAAATCATCATCAACATCTATATTTTTCTCATTTTATTAAAAATAATAATCCTCTCATTCATAAATTCTTCGATTCTAATAGCAAATTATTTGATCTTGAATATTTTATTGATAATAATAATAACAGATTAACTACTTTTGGATATTATGCAGGTGTATGTTGTATAAAAATTGGTTTAAATGAATGGAGTAAAATATCAAATAAAAAAATAGAAGAATTAAATATATGTATTATTGGTCCAAATGGTAATTGTGGGCAAGGTGTAAGATCTATATTAGATAATCTAAATTTAAAATATAAATGTTTCTATCGTAATGATCAAAAAAATGAGTTATGGAAGTATGATATTATTATTAATTGTATAAAATTATCAGAAAAAATAGATCCTTTCATTACAGAAAATGATATAAAATATTTTAATAATACTACTCTTATATTAGATATAAGTTGTGATCCAACTCATCCATATAATCCTTTTCCTATTTATAATAAAACGACTACATTTAACAATTTTATTTTAAAAATAAATCAATATATTAATGTAATTTCTATTGATAATCTACCTTCTTTTTATTCATTAGAGAGTTCGGATTATTTCTCTAATTTATTATATAAATTATTTATTAATAATCAAGAAAATAATATTATTTGGGAACGGTGCTACAGTTTTTATCATAATAAATTATTAAATTATAATCAAAAAAAATGAAATAATTTTAATTAATTATGTAACGTTATAAAAAATATAATTACTAAAAATGGATGACATTAATGATATTCAATATATAGTATTTGATACTCGATTACAGATCTATATTTATTTAAAAAGACATGAAAATGGTAAAAAAAATTTATATTATTCATATGATTCTATAAATAATAGTAAAGATAATGATACATTAATTAGATTAATGAAAATCAAGTTAAATACAGGTTTAAAAGTATGGTTATTACCAGGAAGAATTATTGGAAGTGGTTCTCATGGAAGTATATTTAATGGATGGGATAAATATGGTAATACATATGCTATAAAATGTTTTGAAGAATGGAATATTTTTTTACCTAGAATCATTAGAGATAATAAATATTATGAATATCCAGAATCAGTAATTAAATGTAATCATGAAGCTAATATAATGTGTAAATTAAGAACAGATTTATATATGGGAAGAGTTGGATTTTTTTTAGTAATGAGAAGAATGGATACTACATTTCATTCATTATTAGAAATTGAAGCTAATAGAAATAAACTATATAATCAATATAATATAAGATATTTATTATATTATTTTCTAGATATCTGTGAAAAAGTAATATATATTCATTCAAATGAAATTATACATTGTGATCTAAAACCATCCAATATTTTAATCAATATATTAAATCTTCCTGATAATCAATTTATGATTAATAATATTATGATTTGTGATTTTGGTAGTTCATATTGTAAAGGTGAATTAAATCCTTTGGGTGAAGTATGCACTAGATGGTATACATCTATTGATGAAGCTATGAGATTAATAGATCCTGATAAGGAAATAAGTTTTAATCATGATATTTGCTCCTTATCTTGCATTTTAGCTCAAATATTAAATTATGGTGAATTTCCTAATGAATTAAAATCTAAAGAAAGTCCAGGATTAGAAAGAGAAAAAGATATAAATAATTATATATCTAAATTAAAAAATATGTATGATTCTAATTTTATAGATAATCCTTTATTTAGAGGATATACAGATTTATTAATCAATGGATTACAATGTAAATTAGATTCTAATCAATTCTTTGAGGAATTTAAAAAAATCTATTATGATCATTATTAAATAATGTAATAATTATTTTTATAAATTAATTTATGTAAAAAATAATATATAAGTCTAAAAATTAATTATAATTATATAAATAATAATTAATAATGACAAATTTATATGAAATTTATAATAATAATGATATAAATTTATTAGATAATGAAATTAATTTAATTGAAAGTAATATATATGAAAAAAATAATAAAATATATAATAAAGAAGAGGATATAGATATAACAGAAGAAATAAATGATTTAGATTTTTTTAAAGAAATTGGTATTAAAGATATAAATTCATTTATTATAGATTTAAGTATAAAAAATAGTAGATTATTTAAATATTTTATAAGTGGTTCTCCATTTATGTTATCAGAAGATTATAAAAATTTGAAAAATGATACAAAAAATATAAAAAATCATATCTTAGATAATGATAATAAAATTATAAATATATTAAAAATAAATGAAGAGAATATAGATAATGAATTAAGGAAAGGAGAACAATATAATACAGAGGATAAAGTAAGTTTTTTTTATATAATTGATAGGAATAAATATAATAATAATTTATTTCAAATCATAAAAGATTATTTAGAAATATTAATAAAATATTTAACAAATTATAATAATTATGTATATGAAATAAAATTAAAAAAAGATAGAATATATGAGAGATCAGTAATATTAAATTATTATATAAATATAGAATTAAACAATAATAATTTATTAATTAAATATTATTATATAGTTCGTTCAAAATATAATGATTATATAAATAATAATAAATTAACATATGAATGGTTCGAATTCGAAAAAATTTTAAAATATTATGAAGAAAATATTCATAAAGAATTTAGTAGATATAATTTACAAGATATTACTACATTAGGAATATATAATTTATATTTTAGAAATAATATAGAATTAGAATTAAAAACCATTCAATATTATAAATTAAAAAATCATAATTTAAATATTTTAATGGAGAATAGAATAAAAGAAATATTAAATAATTATAATGATATAGCTAGTTATAGAAGATATTATAATGGATATATCTTTAGATTTTATGCAACATTAATAATAGGGAATTATTCATGTATATCATTTATACTGAATAAAGATTTTATATAAATATTGTAAAAATATATTAGATTCATTTATTATTAAATAATAAAATTATATTATTTAATTTAAAAAATTATATTAAAAATTATATTAAAATATTTAGTTAAATTATTATAACGGGGTGTGAGTGCGAGTTTCAAAATGTTGAATAGATAAATCGTTATAAACGACATTACGAATATTAATATTAGTGTAAGATTTTTTAACATTTTGTTGTAAATATACTTCTTCACTAGCAATGATATTAGCAAATACTGTTCCATCATAAGATATAGCATATATGCTATTACCCAAATTATCATTAATTCTGTAGATATCTTTACAATTCATATATAATAATTTGTTTCTAGTAGGTAAAGGATAGATTAATTGAAGTATTTGAGTAATAGATGGTTGTCCATGAACTATAAATTTAACATTTGATTGATTAGTTCCAGCATAGTTAGCAGGTAAAACATTACCATCAGTTGTATTAGCTTCAATTAAATCTCTCCATTGAGAAACAGTAGGTGTAGTAATTTTGAGTAAAAGATCAGAAATACTAAAAGTGTTATCGGATGAAGGAATTAAATAGTCTTTAAATTGAATATTAACAATATTAAATCCAATTCTTACGAAAGAAGAATCTCTGGAAGCATTATCAGGAACAACATTATTAACATCTACAACGTTAGTTAAATAGGTATTGTAATTGACATCATTAAAAGTATATTTATAGACACGTCTAACAACTTGATTAACACTAGCAGTATTTGCAATGCTTCTTTCAAATACACTTAATGCATGATACATATAAGGTCTTACAGTAGATTTAGGAGAAAATGTTAAAGTATAAGTTCCAGCTTTAACCATAGTATTTCTAAATAATAATGTAATATTTGCTAAAGTGAGATCAGTAACACCAACAGATGTATCTAATAAAGCAGTTGAATCATAAATTTCAGCTAATAATTGTTTAAATGTTAAAGTCCAAGTTTGGCTAGAATAATTTAGACTAGAATATTTATTATTTGTAACATCTGAAGTTGCAGGCAATTTACTTAATCTACCATTGAGAATAGTAATAGAAGAATTAGGATTAGATCTTCTTAAATTAACAACAACATTATTTTCCTTAACATCAATCCAATAATCACGTTTAGCAGGTAAATCAGGAGTGTCAGAAATAGAATCGGTTCTAATATTATGATAAGTCATAATTTGAGCATTATTATTGACACTAACAGTAACAGAAGGATTATCATCACGATTAAACACTGTGTTATTAGTATTATCAAGGAAAGCCCATTCTTTAATTAATTCAGTTCTGTTATTAAATACATCAGATTTATTATTATTTGTAACACCTTCAACAATCATTTGAGGTGGAGTAATCCAAATAAAAAAGACTCCAGCTTGAGCATTAGGAGCAATATATGCAATTGTAAAAGAATTAGCAACTAAGACAGGAGTTGAATGATTTAAAATTTGAAGTTGATTAACATAAGTATATGTTGCAGTTAAAGCTGATGATAAATTCATTCTGTAATTAGAATTTCTCTCAATTAATAAAACACTATTACCATAACCAACAGTGTATTTAAATGCACCATTTGAAACAGGTCTTCTAGCAACAATACCGAATTTTTGATATAAAAATGATGTTTGTTTAAGATTAAAACTAATTGTCTCTCTTAAAGTTTCAGCACCAGAAATATTTGCAGGATTAGAAACTGTAATTACACCAGTTGAACTAATAGGATTAAATAATACAATTGATCCATTATAAATTAAAGATTTCTTAAATGTTAAAATGATACCAAGATCGATAACTTTAGAACTATCAGTTGTTTTTACTAAATTATTTAATGTAGCTTGATAACCATTAAAAACATTAGTAAATGTTTGATTATAATTACCAATTGTAACAACAACGGATGTTCTACCACGAGTTCCAATAATATTAGTATTTAAATATCCACGACGATATCTAAGAACAACATCAACACTTCCAGGAGATGAGAAAATAAATTTAGTGTTATTATCAAAAGTTGGTGAATTAGTAAAAGTAGTTTGATTAGCACTAGAACTATAATGTTTTACTAATAAATCATTATCAGAAAGTTTAAATATTTCACTAGGATAATTTGATGAAACTTGAACAGCTTTAGGTGTATTAGTATATTTAACATAAACACCATTATCAATTTTAGTATCACTAATATTTATTAACATATGTTTAATCCAATCATTAACAGGTGTTAAAGTAGAGTTAAGATTAGAAGATTTAGTAACAATAGAAGGTTGACCACTAAATCCATAAATCCAGAATGAAGACATCATATATGAATTAAGAGTAATAACATGATCAGGATTGGTGCTATTAGCAACTCTTCTAATATTAATTGTAACAGTTTCTTCATCAGTTGCAGCTTGATTAGAAGAAATACTTATTTGAACATCAAGATCAGTAACTAGAGTAGGAGTTTGATCAGGAGGAGTAGTAGTAGAAGTGCTTAAAGTCCATTCATTTAATAAAGAAAGACTAGAAGTGTTACCATAATTATATAATTTGGCAGACCAAGTTTTATTTAAATTATCATTATCAACAGTTAAATCTAAATAAAAGACAGTGGAACCAATAAATGAATAACTTGAAGCAGTTCTAAATGATAAGAATATATTTTGGTTTTCAGGGTTTAATCTTTCAGTTGATCTAGTATCAATAAAGATAGGAGAGGTAACAGGATTAAGTCCAGTTCCATTAACCCAACCATTAGCTAAACTACGATCATTAACTTGACGATTATAACTAGCATTATAGAAAGCATTATTTTTGAATGTAATAGATAAATTAGTTAAACTAGGAACTCTTGTTGCCTTTGCAGGAACATTATTAATTCTTAATGCTCTTAAATAGAATTCATGAACAGTATTATCAGGAGCTTCAACATCACCATGATTAGATCCTGAATTATTATCTTCAATCTCAAAATAAGTAAGTTGATCAGTAATAGTAGATGTTGTGAATCTCAAATTAGTGAAACCATCTAATAAAGGATCGAAACGTAATTGATATTGATCACTACGAGTAACTCTAAATACTTTAACATTCTGAATATTAAGATTAACATCTCCTGTAAATGATAAATTATCAGTTGTAACATTAAGTTCAGTTCTATTAGCAGTTCCTTTAACATAATCAACAACTTCAATATTTAAAGGTTCAACACTGAGATTACGATTAATACCAACATCATTAGCTAAAGAAAATGTAGCAGGATTAGTTAATCCAACAGTAGAACTTAAACCAGAAACAGTAATATTTTCTAATGCATTCTCATATTCAATAGCATCCTTAGAAATACCTTCTAAATTCCAATTAAGAGTATAATTAATCATTGATTTTTTACCCCATGAAGATGCAAATTTATTAATACCAGTTCTTCTGTCCTTAGTTTCAATAGGATCATTATTAACAGTGCTAAGACTACCATCAACCAAATCAAAATTAGCATTAGATAAAACATCATTAGTATTTAAAATAGAAACAATAATTCTATTATCTTTACGATTTAAGAAGTCATTAGTTACAGGAGCACCTGGATTTTGAACATATGAATATGCATTAAAATTAACAGAAGAAGTATTATTTGATGCATTGTATATAGGATGATCGTTGCTAGATAAAGCAACTTTATTATTAACGTGAATAATATAAGCTGAATTTGATACTAAATTTTCTACAGCAGAATAATTAATAACAGTTGTTGGAGGAGCTTCAACAGCACTAGGTAAATAATGCAATTCATGATTATTATTTCTAATTCTAAATGTATCTAAACGTTGAGCATCAGTTCTATTATTATCATTAGTTTCATTTAATATTTCAGTAACTTTATATTGAACTAAACCATTTATTAAATCAGTAGATTGTAAAACATCAGGAGCATCAACTTGATTGGGATAATAAATAGTTTTACCAAGAGTTAATCTATCACTTGAAACTACTGTAGTTCTAGTAGTAGAACTTAAATCAATTTGAAGATTTGAAGCGGAATCAGTATTATTTAAAGTTTCATCAATATAATTTAAAAATATTTCTTTAGTATTATTATGTCCATCACTTGTATTATAAGTTGTATTATTTAAACTAATAGACCTAGCACTGAAATCAACAACATGATCTTGATTTACAACATTATCAAAATAATATAAATCATTATTTTTTAAAGAACTATAATCTACTGTGAATAAATTCGTATCACTTGAATAATATCCTCCATCGTTATTAACATCAACATTAATAGAGAATCCAGAACCAACTAAATCTCTAATACCTGGAGCACCTAAACCATTTATATTAAAGAATTCATTTTCAGTTAAAGAACTAGGTAAATCTAAAGTTATTCTATCATTTGAAATAATATAATCTTGACTAATAGGTAATTCACTAGCATTTGCTGATACTAAATCAGAGTTATAAAGTTTATTAATTGTAATATTAACTTGTGTTGAAGCACTAGATAATTTATAAACACCAGTTATTGGATTATTTGATGCTGAACCAGCATATTGAATATCATAAATTTTAGATGTTGTATTAGCTAAAACAGCTTTATTAATATTAAAATTATCAGGTAAATCAATCCAATTATATTTATTATGTGTTGAAGGATCTGTGCTTATAACTAAAGAATGTTCAGGACTAAAACCTGTTTTTTTATTAAATTCAACATCAAATGAAACTTTGAGACCACTAGGATCAGTTGAAGTAAGATTTTTAACATGATTACGACCACGGAATAATTCAGAATCATTATTATTAGGAATACTACAAACTAAAGCTTGATCAGTATCCATGGAGAGATGTGCATCTAAATAAGTAGAAACAATTTCAAGACTTCCATCAGCCCATGGATTAGTTTTAATTGGATCTAATTGAATATTAATATTAGCTGATAAATGGTCTCCAGTTCCTAACTGATAACTAACAGAAGTAGAATTATTAATTAATTCCTTTTCTACATGTTGGAAATATAAAACTTGTTGACCACGTAACCCATCAACTTTATTTAAATTAGGAACTTGATCAGTTGATCTAACAAGTAAATTAACATCAGGATCATTATTAACAGTAATTCCAAGATCAGTATAAGGTGCAAGTCTTAAATCTGCTTGTTGAGCAAGTCCAAGACAAATTTGATCTTCTATATTAGATAAGTTTTGAATATTATTCGAAAAACTCTTACTCATAACTAATCCACAAAGATTACTTTGATTTATACAAGATTGCGAGACAGATGAAGGTGTAGAAGACATATATATATATATTAACTTAATATTTTTTTTTTTAAAAATTTAAAATATATAAAATGAATCTATTTGATTGTAAATAAAATTTTCTATTATATTATTAAGTTACTTAAATTATTTGATAAATAAATAAATTTTTTAAAATCATTATTATTAATATAAATTTTTATAAAAATTTATTATTATATATAATATAAGTTATTTATATTATCTCTTTCTATTAATTTTATTAACTAAATTTTTATTATACATAAATAAATCATATTATATTTTTTTCTAAATAAATCATTTTATTTATAAAAATATATATCAAAGATGTGTAATAAATTAAAAAAAAATAATTATTTATGAAGTAAATAATAAATTATAAGATATTCAAATTATTATAACTAAAATACTATTCAATTATGATATTATTTTAGACTAAGAAAGTTTTTATATCAATATTAAAAATTTCTAATTTAATATAAATATTTATTAAATTTTAAATGTAATATAAGATGTTTTATTAAATAATTAATAATTATTTATATAAATAAAAAAATATTATTAAGTAAGTTATTTATAAAATAAATAACCATATCTAAAAAAAAATAAAGTAATAATAAGATTATTTTATTTTTTTTATATAATTTATTAAGTTGGTTAATAGCTTAGTTAGAGTAAGCGAGACCACCCATACCACTCATAATACGTAAGACGTTGTAGTTAGTGGCATAGACACGGACCTTAGAACCGAAGTTTTGGTAACCAAGACCAGCAGAGGCAGAGCCAGTGAAACCATTAGCAGTGGTAACTTGACCAGCAGCCTTAGGAGTAAGTTGGAGTTGAAGGACAGCGGAGTCAATACGGGAGAAGTTGCAAGTTCCAGATGGTTGGTGATCCTCAGGCTTAAGAGCGAAGGAATAAACGTTGATACCAGTGGCAGGAACGTTAGTGTGGTGTTGGTAAGGTTGGACAAGGTTAAAGTAAGAACCAAGGCGTTCAGAGAAGCGATCATGACCGTTGAGTTGGAGCTTAGCACGAACAACAGGGTTACGACCAGCACGGACGGGACCAAGACCAGCATGATCAGCACCAGAACCGGCATCAGTAACTCCGAAATTGACGGGAGCACCGAATTGAGAGGCATTGACACCAGGACCAGCGAGACCAGAGAAGGGGAGACCGAGAGCAGCAGATAAAGCAGCAACGGGGAGACCGAGTTCTTCAGCAAGACCAGCAAGGACACTGAGAGTTCCAGCACCATTGACACCCCACTCAGAAAGACCGAAGACTTGACCATTATTAACAAGACCAGAAGGACCACCGAAGGCACCATTCATAGCAGCTTGAGAGGCTTGAGCGGATAAGAGGAGAGGGAAGCTTTCAGCAGCGAAACCAGACTCAACATTACCATCAGTATCAACATCATCAGTGTAGTTGGACCATTGCTTCCAGTTTTGAGCAACATCATCACGTTGAACAACCCAGACAAGTTCCTTGCAAGGATGGTTGAAGTTAAGCTTAATCTTAACGTTAGTGCTAGTAACAGATTCATCACCAGTGAATTGGAGTTGTTCAATGAGATACTCATGAGACATTTGAGCAAAGCGGCGACGTTCATCAGTATCTAAGAAAACGTAGTCAATGTAGAGAGAAGCATACTCAAGAGGAGGAACACAGACACCGTTTTGAGTGTTACCAGAGGCACAGTCAGCAACGGAGCAAGTAGCACCAGCAGGACCAGAGATGATGTATAATTCATTCTTAGGACGGAACTCAAGGTTAATACGGACTTCATGATATTGTAAAGCAATAAGAGGAAGAGCAAGACCGGGGTTACGGCAGAACCAGAATTGAAGAGGGACATAGAGAGTAGTAGCCTCAACAGCCTTTAAACCAGCACCAGTAAGGGCAAGAGTGTTACCAACCATATTGTCATAACCGACTTGATGACCGGGCTCTTGAGTGAGCTCGTTCCAGATGTTAAGCCAATCACCGTAATGCTTATCAATACGCTGACCACCGATTTCGACTTCAACGTTCTTGATTAAAGCGTGACCAACATAATTGACCCAACGGAAGAAGCAAGAGGTGTTGGAGGGAACAGTGACAGCGGGGAGAGTAGCTTGGAGATAAACATGATAGATAAGATCACCATTACGGGCAACAGTGCAGGTAACTTTCTTACCGAAATCAACCTGACCATTGAAAGTTTGTTCAATAGACTCCATAGCGAAGTTAGTATAGCGGCGATAGACGACCTTCCAGAAGGTGATCTGAGGATTACCGGTAAGATACACATCTTGTGCACCATAGGCAACTAATTGCATTAAAGCACCCATTATTAGATTTTATTTATATATATATTTAATAAAGAAAAAAATTAAATTAAAAATACACGCAATTAATTAAAAAAAATACATTAGGCGAGGAATACATATTTTTAATTAATCTTAATTTATATAAATATTTTAATTTTTTATAAAATAATTAAATTAATTAAAATATAATTAAATAAATTTTAAAAAATAAAAGATTATTTACCTTTATTAATAGAAATATTATTATAAGAATTAATAATATTATCTAAATCAAATTCAGTAAATTCAGGCCAAAGTTTATCTAAAAAATAAAATTCAGAATATATTGTTCTCCATGGGAAAAAACCTGAGATTCTATTAGAATTACCAGTTCTAATAACTAAATCAATATCATTATTAAGAAGTAAATGATTGGTAAAATTATAAGAATGATTATTAACAGCATTAATAATTTCTCTTCTACCGTCATAAACAATAGCATAATTAATAATAATAATATTAATATTATGTATTTTAGATGAGTTTAGATTGGTAATAAAAAATATAAGATTTTGTAAATATTCAGGTAAAAGATTAATTTCTCCTAAGAAATTAAATATATAATTGATAAATATATTTTGGTTATTTTTGATAAAGAGTAGATATTCTTCAATAATTTTATAAATATTATCTTTTTCTTGAGGTGATCTATTAATATAATTATCATAGGAAAGAACATAAAGAGAGCATTCTTTAAAAATACCAAGTTTATAAATATATGCAATAATTCTTTTAGAATTGATAGCACCATAAAGATGACCATTAACATTAAATTTTTTACCAAATCTTCTATTACCATCAAGAATAAGACCAATATGTAATTTAGGATTATAATTATAATTAATAAAGGTTAGATCAATATTATTATTAAAGATATCATTAAATATCTTAAGATAAGTTTTAGATGAGATATTATCATGAATAGAAATATGGTTAGAATAATTAATATTAAAATTAATATTTAAAAATATTTTTTTAAAATAAATAGTAATAATATTTTTAATCATAAAGATATAATTAGAATGAGTAATATTCTTAAAATGATTGAGATAAATATTTAAAATAGAATTAATAATAAATCCTAAATCATTACCATTATTTTTTAAATGAATAAAATGAGTAAGTTTTTTATTAAAATTTTCATTATTATTTATATGATTATGAACAGAGTGTATTCTATTAGAAACAATAATATCAATAGTATTTAAAGAATAATAAATATTTTTAAGTAAATTAATAATATATTTTTTTTTATGATTTTTTAAGATGATGAATCCTAAATAGAAAATTTTATTATAATAATGTTCAAAAGGTATATTAATCTTATTAGAATTAATAAAATCAATAAAAATAGAAAAATATTTAAATTCAGATAAAAGAACCATATAATAAGATGAATAAATATTAATATTATAGATATTATAATATTAAATTATAAATAAGTTGTTATATATTGGTTAAGATCAATTTCTTTTTTTACTTTATTAATTTCTTTAGTAAGTTCATAATTACCATTATTAAGTTTAGTAATAGTCCAACCATCTTCAAGAGCATTAAAGATAAATTTCATTTTAATATCATTTATTTTATTAATAGATTTAGTTTTTATTTTATTATTCATAAATAAAATAATATAAATAATAAATAGAAGTTTCTATATAATAGAAAAAGAATATAATAAATTATAAAAAACGAATACGCTAAACAATTCGTTTATAAATTAGTTAAAAAAATTTAGATAAGATATAATATAAGATTTAAGAGTAATATAAATATATAATAATATAATGTCAACATTTCGGGTCAAAAATGAAAAGAAGATAATATATGATGATAGAATTACGTTAGATGCTAAACATAAAGAAATTATAAAAAACTTTAAATCAAAACAAAAAGAATTATTAATATTAGAAAAAGAATTAGATAAAATAAATAATGCAATTTCAAATTCAAATAAAAAAAGTGAAATGTCAGATGAAGAATTAGATAATTTTTTAAAAATAGTTAATCAAAAAAAAATAATAAAAGATCAAATAGATAAATATAATTCAAATTATGATTTAAATAATTATTTTTTAAATACAGGACATATTTTATATAAATATTATGATAATATGAAGAAAATGAGTGATAATACAAATGAAAATATAGATATAGATAATGTATTAAAATATGATAATAAAAATATATTAAAATATCTAAATCCAAAAAATAATAATAAATTATCATCAGAAGATATTTTAAATGAAGAAAATGAATATTGGCAAGATGATGAAGAAGATTTAGAAGATATAAATATAAATTCAGATATAAATAGTGAAGATATAAAGAGTATAAGTGATTATTATGATCCGAATAAAATATTTAAGAAATCTGATATATTGAATGATTATTTACAGATAGTCGATAATAATTATATAAAGCGAGTAGATGATATTTATATAGATATAAATATATGTCAAAAGTGTGATATAGAGAAGATATTAAAGAGCACAGAGGGTTATATGGTATGTCCGAAATGTGGAAAAATAGATCAATTAGTAATAGATTCTAATAAACCAAGTTTTAAAGATCCACCTCCTGAAGTGACATATTTTGCGTATAAGAGGATTAATCATTTTAATGAAATATTAACACAATTTCAAGGGAAAGAGACAACAGAAATACCACCAGAAGTTTTTGATAAAATATTAATAGAAATAAAAAAAGAAAGAATATCAAATATGGCTAAACTAACACCCGCGAAAATAAAGAATTATTTAAGAAAATTAAGGTATAATAAATATTATGAGCATAGTGTTCATATATTAAATAGATTAAATGGATTACCACCTCCAATATTGAGTCCAATATTAGAGGAGAAATTAAGATATATGTTTAAAGAGATACAAGCACCTTTTCAAGAAGTATATCCGAAGGTAAATAAACAAAGGAAGAATTTTTTATCGTATTATTATGTATTACATAAATTTGTAGAATTATTGGGATTAGATGAGTTTAAATATTGTTTTCCATTATTAAAGAATAGGGAGAAATTATATGAACAGGATTGTATATGGTCAGGAATATGTAATATATTAGGATGGGAATTTAGAAGGTCAATATAAGGAAATAAAAAATATAATATTATAATTTTTTTTCATACCAATTATATTTATCACTTAATATATCTAAAATATAAGCAGTAATCCAACCGATAGCAAAAAATACATTATCACCTAATATATTGATAGAACTATCAGCTTGATATTTACCACCAGGCCATTTGAATAAACCAGGATTAATGATCCAATTTTTAATAATTTCCATACCAAATTTAGTATTTTCAATCCATTCAAAAATAGCATGAATAATTAAAGCAATAAGGAAAGGTATATTCCAAAAATAAGCAATAGTTCCAACAGAAAAATGTAAAAGACTAAATTGATCAGCGAATCTATAACTTACAACCATGATTATAAGAAGATTTAATTTAATATATATTAAATTAAAATAAAATTAAATTGAATTAAAATAGATTATTTACATTTATAATTATCAATAACATCAATCTTATTACAAATACTATTTATATCATTAGGATTACAACCACAAAAATCAAATAAATAATAATTCATTAATTTTTTTAAATTAATATTTTTATGTATGTTTGGTAAATAGATAACATTTTTAAATATATCAATAAATTCATTATTCTGATTATAAATATCAGTGCATTGAAATATTTGACCTAAAGAGATATTATAAATAAGATTTAAGGTTTCTTTAGAGATTTTATTAGAATCAGTAGCTAAACCTTTTTCATTTATTTTTATACGTTGATAAATATTATTAAGATTTTTTAATAGTTTATAAATTTTTAGATAATTAAAGAAATAATCATTAGTTGTTTTATTATCTAAATTTAATAATCTTTTATCATTATTATTAGTTTTAATATTAATAGAATAGTAAAAATCAGTAAAATTAATATAAGTTTGAAATAGATCAGCAGTAAAATTTAAATAAATAATTAATTTCAATGTAAAAAAGTAAGGAGATTTAGGATTAATTAATTTATCAGACATACAATTACCATATTTTTGAGAAATAATAAAAGGGAAAGTAATAAATAAATTAGTAGAAGATACATAAAAAGTATAATAATATAAAAGTTTAGTATATGGATAACAAGCACCATAATCGAGATTAAATTTAATAGGAAATAATCTAATTTTAGAAAAATCATTAGAAAAATCATAAATATTTTTTGTTAAATCAGTAACTATATTTGAATTTTGATAAGGATTCCATTTAAATGATGGTAATTTAATAATTTCACAATTAACTATTTCATTAGTAACTATATTAAATTTATATTTAGGATTAATAATTGTAGGTATAAAAAATGTTAAAATTTTAGATAAAGATTTACGATGACCAACTAAAATAATACTAAGATTATTTTTAGGTTTAATTCGAATAACAATTTTTTTAAGATAAAAAAGTATAGATTTAGTGTCAGCAGGTATAAATTGTTTATCACCAAATATATTTTCGTTATTATTATAAATTTCAGATGGTAATTCAAAAATATTATTCCAATCAGATAAAAAATCTTTTATTACTGTATCTCTTAAAACTTTTCTTTTAAAAATAGAATTAATTTTGTCACCAATATAAGTAGATTCAGTATTTCCAAGATCATTAGATAGTTGTGAATTATCATAAAGTTTAGATATAAATTCTGACCATTTTTTTCTAGTAGAATCTAAAGAAATAATTTCATTATCAGAAGTCTTAAAAATACTTTTTTTTTCATTAAGCCATGGAATAATCATAATTTTTTTTTTTTTACTTATATAATCTGGTAATAAATAATCAGGTAAATAATCAATAAAGGATAGAAAGACAGTTTGTTGGCTTCTAATTAATTCTGAAGCAAAAATTAAAATATCATTTTCGGAATAAGTAGGTGACTTAATAGATTTATTAATTCTTTGTTTTCTAAATTGATTTTGAAATCGATCAAAAATAAATTGATTAGAAGTAATATAATGATTATTATTACGATCACAAGCTTTTAAAAAATCAGAAGCATTTAAAGATTGCTGAACACCAATAGTTGATAAAGAAGGATCTGGAGCATATTTATTAATATTATTTTGATCTTTTTTTTTTTGTAAAAGAGATGAAGACTTAATTTTTAATTTATTTTTTTTTATAATATTAGCACAACTAGTTCCATGTCGTTGAAAAATAAAATTAACATCATATATATTATTAGTTTTTGAAGAATTTTTAGATTTTTTTATAGTATTATTAACATAAATACCATTTCTTATTTTTTTCATGCGTTGTTGTTCGGATAAAGATAATTTGTTTAAATAATTTTTATTATATTCTTGACGATAAATATTTCTTGATTTTTCTAAAGATTGTATTTTAATATTAATATTTTTAATTACTTTTGATGTGTTAGGTATTAGCATATTTTTATATTTCTCTTTTTTTTGTTTTAAATCAAATATTTGTTTATTAATACTAGTAACATTAATTGATGATGATAAACGTTTATTTAAATTAATTGAAGAATTTTTTATAGATGTAGGTTTATTTTCTAATTTATCTTGAGAAGAATTTGTTTTTAATGAAGGTTCTTTTTTTAATTGAGATTCACTTTTAAATAAAGATAAAATCTGTCCCATAATATAAAATATATAAATAAAAAATAAAAATGAAATAATAAATTAAAATAAACATTATTATAGACAAATTATTAATGTTATTAATAGAAGAATTAATAAAAATTTATAATAATACATTAAAGAATAATAAGAAAAAATGGTTAAAAGAAATAATAAATAGTATAACAAGAAGTTATATATCAACAGTAACTGTATGGAATGCAAGAGAGAGATGGTTAGCGAATAAATATTATATAATATGGAAATTAAATGTAAAATATAAAAATAATAATTATAAAATATTTACATTAGAAAATTATGGGACATGGGCGAAAGTAGTAGATGTATATGATGGAGATACGCTTAAAGTTTTATTAAATTTTAGAGGAAATATAGATAAATGGGTAATAAGAATGAATGGTTATGATAGTCCAGAGATGAAACCATTAAAGAGTAAATTTGATAGAGAAAGAGAAATAGAATTAGCTATAATAGCACGGGATAAATTAAAAGAGAAGACAAGAGGAATAATATATATAAAGATCGTAGGATTTGATAAATATGGAAGATTATTATCAGATGTATATAATGAAGGATGTCATATAAATAAATGGATGATAGATAATGGTTATGGTTATTCATATCATGGAGGTAAGAAGAAGTAAAAATATTTGATAAAACTTTAGTAATAATATAAAAATTTAGTAAAAAATTTTTATATGATAAAAAGAATAATAAAAAATATTTTATTTATTTACATAGTTTAGAGTAACCAATAACACCACAAAGGATACGTTTTCCAGAATGACCAGTAGTAAGGCTATCATCGTGGTTACCTTTACCGAGATCATCTTCATCTTCATGAATAATAAAGCTTCTACCGATAACTGAGTATTTTCCTCTAAGTTTGATTAATTTATCAGTAATATCGATAGTAGAGATACCTTTAGAATTAGCGATAATATTACCAAGATCACCGACGTGTCTTTCTTTATCATTTAAGCCTCCATGTTTTTTATTGAAAGGGTTATAATGAGCACAAAGAGAGTTACAACCATCAGAAAGATCACCAGATTCATGGATATGGAATCCATGTTTTCCGGGATTAAGTCCTTCAATAATACCGAATATTTTGGTATGATTTTTATCAATTTCAATAAGATGGATAGAACCTTTAAGATTTTTATTAGAATTAGATTGTAAAACACAAATAGCTTTAATAGGATTAGATATTTTATTATTATTGACAATAAACAATATAATATATAAAAGAATAAAATAAAATAAAAAATATAAATAATAATTCATAAAAATGTATATATATAAAATAGAAAATAATAATAATAAATGAGTTGCTTATTTAATAGTTTGCAATATTTTATAAAAGATAAGTCTAGTTATGAGATAAGACAGATGATATGTGATTATTTAGAGAATAATAAACCGATAATAGATGGTTTAGAGACTAAATTCATTTTAGAACTAGAGAGTAATAATTATATAAATAATATGAGAGATCCTAGTGTATGGGGAGGAGCGATAGAAATACAAGTAGCATGTAATATATGGTGTTATAATATAAAAGTAAGGAATTATAGAGATATATTAGGGAAAGTAATAGAATTTATACCAATAAATAATAAAATAGATAAAAATATAGAATTAGAATGGACAGGTGGTCATTATGAACCAGTAAGAAAATAAATAAATAAAAAATAGAAATATATAATATATAAATTTAATTTAAGATGCCAGAAACAGAATATAATAAATGTAGGAATAGGGTGATAGAATCACATATGAAGAGTTATGAGAAGGGTAAATTAAAGTCAAGGAGTGGTAAAAAGGTAACATCAAATAAGCAAGCAATAGCGATGTCATTATCGATAGCAGATAATAAATGTGAGAAGAAGATGGGTAAAGTAGATATAGAGGAGATGATAGAGAAAGTAGAAAGTTTTATGAAGGAAAATATGAAGAATAAAAAGATATTAAAAAAGAGTGATTTAAAACGGTTTAAAGAGTATATAAGAATGAATAAAAAAAAGAATGAGATAATGAGAGCAATGAGAGCAGAGAATTTTGTATTAAGGAGATTATTGGAGACAAGATGTATAAAAAATTTAGATGGATTTACAATAGAGCAAATAGATTTTGATTAAATTTGTATATAAAGATGCTTTTTAGAAAATTTAAACATATTTTTAATTTTTTTTATTTAAAATAATAAAAAAAAAAATATATGAAAAAAAGTATTTAAAGACAATTTGTTAATATTTAAACGTATTGATAAATTTTTTTATTTAAAATAATAAAAAAATATATGAAAAAAAGTATTTAAAGACAATTTGTTAATATTTAAACGTATTGATAATTTTTTTTATTTAAAATATATATGAAAATATATGAAAAAAAGTATTTAAAGACAATTTGTTAATATTTAAACGTATTGATAAATTTTTTTATTTAAAATATATATGAAAATATATGAAAAAAAGTATTTAAAGACAATTTGTTAATATTTAAACGTATTGATAAATTTTTTTATTTATATGAATAAAAATATTTATATAATTATTGCAAATTTTTAATATTTTTCATAATATTGGTATATTATTTTTGTAAATGCATCCAATCCAAATACATTAAAAATATTTATTGGTTTATCTTCTAAATCTAATGGACCTGATCCTATTGATTTTATTAATAATAATATTACTATAACACTTTGTAAAATAAATGGTATTAATGCACGATTAAAACCTGATTGTGGTAAATTTATATCATGTTTCTTTAAATCATTCATGAATAATTCTGAAATATAATCTGATGATTTTATTTTTAATCCTACTAATACTATTATTATAAATACAAATATATATCCTATTACTTTATTTATTGATAAACCAGAACTACATATGATTAATAAATTTATTATTATGGATATTAATGTTAATATTAACATTAATTTAGTCATATACATTATATTGAATAAAACAGTTGGTATTAAAAATGCTAACAATAATAAATACATAATTGGAATACTATTGTTTCTCATATCAAATAAACTATTACCATTCTTAAAATTTAATATCATATAAAATACTAAAGTTAGTATTAATATCGGTATTAATGTATATCCATATATATTCGATATACTCTCTAAATTTATACTTCCTGAACTATTTATTGTTTGTTTTAAATTTTTATCCTTATTTGAATCTGATCTAAAAGCTAATATTACATTATTCTGTATTATTCCTACTGCTATTGCTGATCCTAATAATAAAAATAATAAATATACATATCCTAATATTTTATTTTCACTAAATAAGATTGAATGTATATTAAATAATCCTATTACAAATAAAATTATCATTAATACAAACATAAATATATATTCACTCCATTTAGATTCCTCTATTAAATTATTATCATTCCTATACTCTGATGAATACCTATATCCAAAATTATCAAATAAATAATAATATATCTGAAAGATTTTCTGAGATTTTTCTACTTTTTCATATGGTGGTCCTACTGGTTTTAATTCTTTATCTGTCATTAATGCTGTTACTTCTCCACATAATCTTTGTTTTAAAGCTGCTTGTAATATCTCTTTTTGCTGATCAGAATTTACTGATGATGAAAACTCATCTACTATTTGTGATATACTTTTACAATTCATTCCATTTCTTGCATTACATAATGTATCATTAATTAACTCATTACATTTATTTTGACTAATTGTATCTGATATATCATTACAATAATTTTTATCACAATTACCATTATTTTCTCCATAATATTTATTTAATATTTCTTGATTTTTTATCATAATTGGTAATTCATCATCTACTAAAGAACTTCCTATTTGTAATGCTTGTAATTTACCTAAATTTTCTCTTAAATTATAAGCCATTATATTTATATAATATTATATAATAATATTAGATAATTAAATATTATATTTTTTTACTTTCTTCATATTATATTATTAATTTATTTATTCTTCAGTTTTCATTTTATCATATTTTTCTTGTAATATTTTTACTGCATATACTATATTTATTATTACTATTGAAACTAATATTAATACAATAACTCCAAATCTTATTTTATTTACAAGATCACTATTATATCCTAATGATGGTAATATATTAACTATATATGCAACTATTAAAAGAATAGTTACTGCTATTACTGTTGGTGATAATAATTTTACAAATTCATTTGAAAATAATAATAAGAAATACATTACCAATCTACTTATTACATCCAAACCTGTTTTACAATCTGTTATTGTGCTAAACTTCTTTGAATAATCTGTTGTAAATAAACCTTCTAAACCTTCTGTTTCATAAGCATAATTTGTTACATCTATATCACCTAATTTTGTTAATATATCTGTAAATATTGATGTTAATATAAATACCCATTTCTTTATTGTTCCACCTCCACCTCCTAATATTCCATCTCCATTAAATTCTTTTAATATATCTCTATCTTTATCCTTTAAATAATTTATTATAAAATATATCATTGCTAATAAAATAATTGTTTGGACTATTCTATATAAATTTTTATTTAATATTAAATTTTGATCAACTGTTCCTAAATTACCTATAATACTTAATGTTAATATACCTAATATTGCAGCTATTGCACATACTATTATTACTGTTTTCTTTCTATCTCCTAAGAAATTAATAAATATATCAAATATTAATGTTATAAAACATATTAATGCTATTGCTATAAAAACAACAGCTAATATAATAAATACTCTATGATTATCTGGATTTTGTTTTAATATTACAGTGGATGCTAATATTATATTTACTAAACCAAATAATAATATTGTTAATGATATTATACTTATTAATACTAATATGAAAAATGGAAAAGTAATATTAATCTTTAATAAACTAAATATTATAAAAGTTAATAAAGCTCCTAATAATATTTGACTATATAAACTCTGAACTAAATTATTTGTTAAATAATATGCATATCCTAATTTTGAATTATCATAATCATATCCTAATAAATTCTTATATTTCTCATCTAATGTATCATAATTAAATGGAACATATGATTTTATAATATATATTATAAAACTAATGATTACTACTAATGATATCCATACATTATAATCTTTTATATAATCCATAAATCCACCTCCTACTTTTGGTTTATTCTCTTTTTCTTCTAATTTTTTATACGGATTATTATTTACTCCTTCACCACCAGTTTGATTAGATTCTGTTTGAGTTGGATTAGATTCTGTTTTAGTTTGATTAGATTCTGTTATAGTTGGATTAGATTCTGTTTTAGTTTGATTAGAATTATTATTATTACTTTTTGGAAATGTAGGCATTTTATATAATATTCTTTTATCTATTTCACAGTCACATTTACAATCATTTAATGAAAATTCTCTTGTTGGTCCCAATATTGGATTAAATTCTTCTATTAATTCACTAGATAATATACCTAATTTATCTGTAAATTTTAATCCTTTATCATTAATTTTATCATATTTTGCAGATTTACAATAACAATTACAATCTTTTTGCTTTCCTATACTTTTTAATCTAAATTTTACTTCTAAATCTGGTTTATTTGGTTTATTATCATTCTTTATTATTTCTCCTTCTTGATATGGATATTGTAATATTTTTTTATTTTTACAATATTTTGTTACATTATTTTTTTTATTATTATTAATATTTATACTTTCTCCTTCTTCTACCATTTATTTCTAATTCAAAAATGATATATATATATTATTATATATATATAAATTATTATTTATTTGAATTAAACATTATCTATTAGTTTATTAGATTTTTTTTATTAAATTAGTTTATTAATTTAATTACTCTTCCAATACCTTTTGTTTTACCTTCTCTAAAAATAAATATATCACCTTCTTCAATATATTGAGATCTAAAAGAAAATTCTAATATAACTCTAACTCTATCACCACCTCTTATAGCTTCTCCTGGTATTTGAATAAATCTAGCTGATTGCATCACATTCTTTACATTTAAAACTGGTTGATAATTTGGTCTTATAGTAGTTGAATGATCATTTAATATTAATATATCACCTTCAAATCTATTTGTTAAACTTTTTACTGTGTTTGTTATTATAAGACCTTTTTTTAATCTATTTCTTCTCATATCTAATTTTTTATTATTTGGTCTTATACATAAACATCCAGATTCTCCAGATTCTAAACTATCTGTAAATGTTCTAAAATTATCATGTATTGTTCTTACAGTTATTTCTTCAAATTTTCCAAATATTGGACCAATTAGTAATTTATCTCCTTTTTTTATTTTTCCTTTATTCATTTTACCAGATACAACTACACCAACACCTTTTATTAAATATTGATCTTCTACGTAAAAAATAATTTCATTATTATTATTAATATTATTATCAATATTATTCCAATTAAATCTTGGTTCTAAATCAATAATATGATTTCTTAATAATTCAATATTATATCCAGTTTTATTTGAAACTTTTATATATGGAATTTTATCAGTTATTTTATTTTCAGTTATATTTAAATTATTTTCAGTTATTTCATAGAGTCCATTAAATTTATATTTTTTTATTAATGAGTTAATATCATTGATAGTATTATTTAAAACATTTTCTGGAGATATATCAATTTTTGTAATAATAATAATAATAGGAATTTTTAAGGATAATGTTAATAATAAATGTTCTTTAGTCATTCTACTAACACCCATATTTGCACCAACTAATATTAAAGCATAATCAATTAAACCAGAAACTAATCCTCTCATAGTTGTTTTTAAATATTTTTCATGACCGGCTAAATCTATTAAAGTTATATATTTCTTTTCATCTATTTTTAAATAAACATGATTTATACTTGATGTTCTTCCTGTTTCTTTTTCATGTTGATGTTTCATAATTAAACTTCTAGCATAACCTCTACCATCATCCAATACATTATTTGATAAAACTGATATCAATGAACTCTTACCACTATCTACATTTCCTACAATTGCTAATCTTATCTCTATATTTTTTTTATTTATTTTAATTTCATCTTCTATTATTGACATATTTTATTAAAAATATATAAAATATTATCTTTATATATTTTATTTTTAATTCTTTATTTTTTATTTAATTTTAGTATTTTTTAATTATTAAAGAGTTTATAAAGCACCAGCACCGGGGAAACCAACGAGGTTAAAGCCGGTTCCTAAACCGATACCAGAACGGAGAGCACCAGAAGATTCTGGAAGATAGTTGTCAAGGAGAGCCATAGTAGCAGCAGCAGTGAGTGATACTAAAACAATATTTTCATAGTTCATAGTCTTACCACTACGTTGAGCCATTAAAAATAAAGTAAAAGCAACAACAACACCAATAATAAGATAGCGTAAAGTTCTACGAGCTACCTCACCTAAATCAAGATTACCCATCATTTTATTATTTATATATATAATATTATTAAGAAAATATTTTAATTAAATTGTTCTAATATAATTATAAATAAAAATTTATTTAAAAAATAATTAATTTAAAATGATTCATTTTATTTATTAAATTAGTAAAAGTATATAAAGACTATTATATAATATTTAATATATTTATAATGGACGATACAGATAATCAAGGTTTTTTAGAAGCTGATAATCCAATTCCTGGTCAAAATTATGTTTGTTTATCATTTTTATCACCAGAAGCAATTATTCAAAATAGAGAAGTATTTTTTGTAAAACATTTTCTCAATGATTTATTGAATGATAAAAAACGTTTATCAAGTTTATCAGAAAAAACAGATCCTTTAACATATGATAATGTTGTAGATATGTTTGAAACATTCAAAATTAATAATGAAGAGAGAGTAATGGAAGAATTTGAAAAAACAAATGATTTTAAGACATCTATGAGAGGAATTAAAGTTAGAGGCGTATATGATACGTTAAAGGAAGCACAGGTTAAGGCTAAATTATTACAAAAAAAAGATCCATTATTTCATGTATTTGTTGGACAAGTTGGATATTGGTTACCGTGGGACCCAGAACCGTATAAAATAGCAAATAATGAATATTGTGATGAACAATTGAATGAGATGATGAAGAGATATAAAGATAATAAAAATTATAAGGATATGTTATTTGAAGAAGATAAAAGAAGTCGTATTAATGAGGCTAAGAAGAATTCTAATCAAAATAAAACATCAGATGAAGTTTCAAAGGATCAAGAGAAAATTAAAGAAATACATGAAATTGTTGATGAGAAACAGAGTATTTTCAGAGAAAAACAAGAATCAAATGATCAGGGTTCTAGCAATAATGATCCATTAGGAGTAAATTCTCAATTTTCTGATCCATGGATGGCTAGAAAGATGGCTCAAGATAAAGAAAATAATGTAAAAGAAGTATAAAGATTCTTGATATGATTTGAATAAAATAAAATAATAAAAATAAATATATTATAATATAATATATTTATACATGAGAAGTGTTATATTATTATTAGTAATTATAGGAATTATATTTATAGCAGTTGGTTATATAAAATCGAATCAGTCATGTCCTCCACCAATAGTTCAATATAGATATTATCCAAGAACATTTGAGGAAGAGCAAACAAATCCAGTTCCAGTTAGTGCAATATTTGGTAAAATGTTTAATAATGCAGATGCATGGGAAGATAGAAATGGTTTATTATATATTCCAAGAACTAAACAAATATCTAATTTATATGATTCTCAATAAATTTTATTCATATTTTCCTACACCTTCGTAAAATTCTGTTTGTAATATTTCTCTAATATCTGTTTCTATTATTTCATCTTGATCAATTATTAAATAAAATAAATATTTATTAATATCATGAATACTAATTGAATTATTTAAATTTTTTAAAGATATAATCTCATTTTTATTATTAATTGATAATTTAATTTTTTTTAAACTTTCTAAGTAATATAAAATATATATTAAATCATTTTTCCATCTTTGATAACTAAAATATTTAAAAAATTTTAGACTTAATTTATTAATATTAATTTTTTTGTCATGATTATTATCTAAAGATTTTAGGAATAAATTAAGATTATTTAATAATTTATTATTATTTAATAATTTAATAGATAAACCGATTTCAAGGCTTTCTTTATTTATTTTAGGTATATTTAAATATTTTTCTAATAAAATATTTCCATTTAATAATAAAGCACTATCAGATTTATAGTATTTATTATGTAATTCATTAACAATGGTTTGAAATACATGATAAGAATTTAAATTATTAACTTTTATTTTTAGTCCTAAATTTTTTCTTAAATCATTTAAATAAGATTTCTTGATATTATATAACCATCCATTTAACATAATACCATGCATAGCATCAATCCATCCTTTATTATCATATACATAATCATTTAATTTTAATTTATAACTATTTTCTACAATATATGATATTATTCTACATAATGATCTCATATGAGTTAAAGGGATATTATCAAATATTCTTAATTCAACACCATTTCCTATAGTCATACCTATACCACTTTCTCTATGCCAAGGTCTTTCAGGATCTCTAGAACCAAATGTTCTAAAATCACTACTAAAACCACTTACAGCACCTGGTTCTTTTTTTTTCAATGATTCTGATAATTTATTACATAAATTAACTTTATCAGATCCATCAAATTTCAAACCTTTTCTCCATAATGGTTTAGCAACAGCATATCTACCAATACCACTATTAAATTTTCTAACATCACTTCCAGCAAAATTTCCCCAACCTATTCTACCAACTCTAAAGGAACCTTTAATTTTCTTTTTAGAACTTCCAATAGATTGATCATCACCTGAAAAATAAGCGGTCATTAAAAGAGGTTCTATCCATTGAACCATATTAGCAAAATTTTCATGTTTATAAATAAATTCTTCTAAACTAATATTTTGTTTATATGGTAATGTAATAGTTATATGAAAACTTCCTAAATAATCTTGATATGAATCTTCTCTTAATAATAATTTATTATTTTTTATATCTTTAATAAGTTTTAAATGACTACTCATACCATAATTAAATCTTTTAATATCATATGTAAAATTTGTTAAATCCCCAAATCTTTTTCTCATAATATTTTTAAATAAATATTCTCTAAAAAATAATTGATTAATTTGGAAATTGAAAGTTCCTAAGATATTTAATTTATCTTTTATTTTTTTACCTTTTTTATATTTTTCAATGATATCAACAATAGGTCTATCTGTTACAAATTCAGGCATATTTTCATAATCATTTTTATAACCTGGTAAAGGTGATAATACAACTTTACCATCACATATTCTACCGGTAGGTTCATAAGGAATGTTTTTAAAAAAATTATATAAAACATTAGCGGTTTGATCAGTAATTTTATTATTTTGGTAAATTTTTTTAATTTTATCAATAGATAGATATTCTTCATAAAACATTTTGGTAGGAGCAACAATGAAATGATTTAAAA